CCCTATCTCCTTATCGAGTTCGATGTAATTAATCGAGCCAACATAGTCGGGTTTTGGATAGTAGAACGAACCCGGAGAGAACGGCTTCACATAAAGAATCTGTGTCGGGTGTTCGATATTCCTCTCAGGGTCAAAGGTGCATATCTCCGAAGGCTCTTCGCGCTTATCGTTCCAGTCCTTCGAATAGTAATAATACTCAACCTTCTCGTCTTCATTGACGAAGCCCGAGCGGATATTCTCAAACGGGAGGTGGGAGACGTTGGCGATTGTGGTTCGGTCGATGCTCCAATTCACCTCGAGAGCGAAGCCGCCTTGAATCTTAAAATCCAGACACGCCTTCCGGAGTTCGTCGTTGAGATTCCATTGGTCAAAGGCAAGCCTTCCATCGAGGGTCGTAGCATCGAAGCCTTCCCCGAATATCATCATCGCGATAGTTGTCGACAATGCGTTGTGAGTAGCGGACGAATGATAGAGGTCGACGAGGTATTGAGGAAAGAGGTTATCATCTCCGTAATTCACGAAGCCCATCTTATTGGCTGTCTCCCGATAGGATCGCTCTTCGTATTGATTGAGTTGTATTAATTCCATTATTGGTAATATATGTAATTATCGGGGATGGTGATGTCGGGTATATCGTACCCAATCGCACCCGCTACGTTGAGAGTCCCTTGTTCAAGCAGTCCAACAACCGAAGCATCGGTCGGATTCAAGTTGTTCGTGCTGTTCTGCCCGTATGCTTTGTACGTGTAAAGCCCTGTCTCGGTGAGGAGGACACGGCTTGAGACCCCGAGAGGTTGATTCGTGTAGACGCTTATCTTCGTATATCGAGCGTTGTCGACTTCGACATCTCCGATGAATGCGTGGTTGTCCGTGCTTGCCATGTTCTCCAAAATTATGAGATAATTCGTGAACGCGGCAAAGTCTTTCTTCATCTCTGCGAGCGTCAAATAAATGAACTGCTCGTCTGCGCTATTTGGGTTGAGGTGTATCATGATGAATCAAAAAAGGGAGAGCTATTGCCCTCCCCCTTCCTTTATATTCTAACCAAAGAAAATGAAATCAAGTACCAGCGGTGAACGTGATGTTGGAATCGTCAGACGCAACGAATGGAGCTGGAATAGCTTCTTCCGCTGTCAATTGGATTTGATAGCCGTTGAAGTCACCTTTTGCCGTTCCCGTGCCTACGGTGCCTCCGGTAGCTTCAGCCCCGGTCGTGTGACCCATCGCAAAATAGTTATCATTGACATCTTGCACAATCACCGTTAAGCGATTTTGCAACAAGTCTTGAATCTCCACGTTATCCGCTGCAACCAAGTTAGGCAATGACAACTCGAGAACCTGAGAATAGAAAACAGTGCCATTCTCAACCGATGCGTTTACCGCTTGTTGAAATGAACCCGAGTTCTTTGTAATCTCAAAGCCAAATACCGTGATTGCATTTGCAGCCGCAGCCACTCCCGCAGTAATCGTGCCCCAGTCATCCGACGCGAATTGCTTAATCCATACGCGCTTGATTCCCCCGATCTTATCTTTGCAGGGAAACGCCCTGCCGTTAATTGTTAATGAACAAGCCATATTTTAGGGAATTAAGGGGAGGGATTTAACGCCCCTCCCCGAATGAATTACGCTGGAATCTCTTGTCGCCATACAGCCAACCCGTCAAGGTCAACGACTTGCGTACCGCCTGAGAACTTCATGATTACACGAGTAACGTCGTCACCCGTTACACCTGTCAAATCCAAGACAGATGCCTGAATGTGATCGGTGAGTAAGTCGGTTCCGAAATACAAGTTGTCAATCTTCGAGATGAGCAAACAATCGTCAGGGAAGCCGCCCGGAGTAATGATGTCATAACCAGCGTAACGAGCAACCAATCCATCGTTTAAGAATGGGAGGTTGTGCGTAGCTGCAAGAGCTTGATAATACAACTGAGCAGATGCACGAGACATGAAAATCTTCGTGTTCGGGTCTCCTGCAATTGTCGCAGGGGCACCTTCAGAGCCTCCCGTGATAAGCGCAAGAGCGGCAAGGATGCCGACTGAAGTAGATGCCACCGTCGCAACTCCCAAAGGAAGGGCTGAAGTGGTTTCGCGGTCGGGCGATCCAGCTACGATGTTTTGAATGATACCTGTAAAGCTTGCGTATGGTGCAGCTTCTCCGAGGTCTTTCTTCCAATTACCCGCCCAGATGTTGTGTTCTACACCTTCGGCGACTTTCGCGGCTACGTATTGAGCGACATAAGTTGTGAAGTCAGCGGGAGCCGATGAAGACTGTCCGCGCATTTGCATTCCTTCCCAAGTCGCGCGAAGGTCTTTATTGCAAACTTGCTCATTTACTTGGAGAGCGTCTGCCGTCAAGACAGCCTCACCCAAAGTCAAAGAGCCTGAACCCGTAAATTCACAAGTAGCAGCGGCAAGCACTGTACCTGAGAACTTGCGGAGCACCGCTTTTGAGTGTACGTTTTCAATTGTTGAAACGTAATTATTCGCGATTGTGTCCGCAGACAAAACCGCAGCCGCAACGTAAGGACGTGCCGCTTCGCCAGCATATGTGCCTACTTGTACTGTAGCGTTAGCCATTATTTAGAGAATTGGTTGTGGATCGCGGCAACGCGCTCCGTGATTGATAAACTTTTCAAATCGACAGAAACAGGTGCTTCCATCTTTGGGGCGCGTGAGATGCTTGGAGTGGCTTGCTTGCTCAACTCCGTAATCTTCGCGTCCCGCTCTTCAATTTGTGAAGAGAATTCTTTCTTCGTTGCTTCGATAGCTTCGGCAATCATGCCCTCGACAGCTTCTCGCGTCAACACCTCAGATGAAGCCTCGACTTCTTCCGCTTTCATTTCTTCTTCCTTCTCCTCTTCGGCTTCGACTTCTGGTTCTGTTGTGGCTTCGTTTACCTCAACAACGGCACCTTCTGCCACGACGAGCATTGAGCCGTCCTGCAATTGGTAGTCTCCATCCGGGAGAGGGATTCGTTCGCCTTCATCGTTCACGACAAAAGCAGAAACACCGACAGCGAATGCGTCCGCGTCAGTCATAATTTCTTGACCGCTTTCAAGGACGGCTGTTGCCATCAAAGCGACCTCTTGTGTTTCCTCCTTCTCTTCAACAGCGAGTTCGACGCTGTACTTTTCGAAGATATCGGAGATGCGTTCTTTCAGAGTCATCTTCTGGGGTTTTTATATATAACGATTTTAGAACCTTAATCCTTACTCGTTAGTTGGTTTTTTACAAACTCAAGTCCAAGTTCAATCTCAATTGCCGAAAGAAGCTCCAATTCTTTGAGCTTGGATTCCGACCAACGAAGAGCCGCCTTTCCACCCCATGCCATATACATGAGATACCCGCATCCGTCAGAGAATGAGGTGGAGGATTCAAGGTCGGCTTCGTGACGGATTAGATAAGACCTCATCCGCTTGATTGTTTCGACGCTTATACTCTCTCCTTTGGCGAGTTGGTTCGCTCGTTGCTTTCCGACTCCCGTACCACACGACCCCCACCCGTTCTTTTCAGCCCATTCAACCGCCTTCCTTGCGTTGTTCTTTACTCCGTCGGGGTAATCGTTATATGACTCCATATCGACGCGCTGTCCCTCTTTAAATCGCTTGTCCTTTTTGACGGTTGCCTTTGCGAGGTCGTATTTGTTGGTGAAGAATCCCTCGATTGAGAACCCTTTTACACTTCCCTCCTTCACGTACTTCTCCCATATCGCATCGTTGTCGACCTTCATTGAGACCATCCACGTTCCGACCGGCACATCGAGTCCATATATCCGGCTTTTATCTTGTTCTCCTTCGACGATCCAACTCTCGACAACGTGCAACCCGTTCAAGGTGTGTTCGTGTTCGAGGGTCGCATTCGCTTGGTTGCCGTTTTTGAAGTAGAGTTCCATCGCTCGTCGGACGGTCTTCTTTGAAAAATACACGTAATATTCTTCGTCCTCGCTTTTGCGATAGATGGGTTTATCGGGAATGAGTGCCGCACCCATGACAAGACGCTTCTCGTTGTCTTGGGTTTTGAATTGGATTTGCTGGTTCTTGAGAGCTACGAAATCCGATTCGATAGCGGGTTGTTCGACGAGTGAGATAGCGTCGATTCCGTACATCTCCGCTTCTTCGTCAATTATGAGTTCAATAATGTTCATCCTACTAATGATGCTTGATCGTTTATTCGTTGGTTTGCCTGTTGGCTGTTCGATACTTCCGAGGCGATTACATAACTCCTGAAGCCCGTTTGACCTGCTCCGGCTCCCAAGAACCCGAGGTCGAGTTGTGGGCTTTCTGGTATGTTTCCTGTCGCTCCTCCTCCGGCATCTCCTGGAGGTGGTGGCGGTGTCCCGCCCGAGTTGAATTGGCTCTTTGCTATTGTAGCGATTTGAGCAACTCCGGTTGCGGCTGCAATTGCTGCACCCGGTAAACCTGCGGGAATACCAAGACCACCGACAGCCGGGTTTATTGCTCCGACAATTGCGCCCGCTGTGTTTATGATAGCGGTTGAAATTCCTATTGCTTTATTTCGTTGGAACGCTTTCTTTTGTTCTTTCTCGGAGTCACCGGTGAAAGCATCATTCAAAGCAGATAACGCCCCAAGTGCTCGAGTCGCAAAGTCAATCCTCGATTCAAAAGCCGCTTTGTTTGCTGCGATTTCTTTCGCTAAATTGTCTTGTTTGAGTTTTTGCTCTTCCTCGAGTAGTCGCTTTCGCTCTTCTGCTGACTCCTTTTCTTTAGCGATTTTCTCGTCTTCAATCGCGATGGCTTCTTGATTCAACCCATAGATTGAAGTCATTAACTCTGTCTGAACGGCTGCGCTACTTTCTGCCGCTTCCGCTGCTGCAATCCTTGCCTCTGCGAGTCGGTCTTGTCGTTCGATTGAATCGCCTTGCACGGCAATCTCTCTTTGAATCAAAGCGACTTCCGCGTTTGCGATATCCATCCGCTCTTTGGCGAATTGTTGGTCAAGTTCTGCGGCTCGTTCACCTGCTGCGATGCGCTCCTCTATTGAGAGCCTTTCATCGTCCCGCTGTTGCTTGAGTTGCTCAATCTCTGCCCGTGCTTCAGCATATTGAACATTCAACTCTCGTTGTTGGTCTCTGAGTTTCTGTTGTTCTTGCGTGAGTCCTGTCGCGGCTTTGGTGGCTTTAGTTACCTCATCAACGTATTCGCTCGCGAACTCGGTCACCGCCTCAGCCGCTTCGCTGACTTTATCGGTTATATCCTCAACCCCGAGAACAACCTTTCCCGCTGCATCTGCGGCAACCTTTCCAGCTTCAGAGAATTTACCTTGAAACACAAGACTCACCGCTTCTCCAATTGCGGGGAGAAACTCCAAAATTCCTTCGAGCCTCGTTTGAAGGTTGTCTTTTATCGCTTTGCCTATTGCCTTGATGCTCTCAACAGGATTCGAAAAAGCGTCAATGATAACGCCCGCGAGAGGTTCAATCTTTTGGACAAGGATATTAAACGCAGCACCGACAGCCGAAACAACAACTTCAAACGCCTCCGCGATCTTCTTGTTCTCCGCCATCTTTGCGGTAAGCCCTGCAATAAGCCCAATGAGCGCACCAATACCGGTCGCAGCGATAGCCGTCCCCAAGGCTTTGAATCCTGTCGCGCCAAGCTTACCCGCTGCCTTGAGACCCGTCCCAATCTTCGAAGTGTTCTTCGATGTTTTATCGAGTTGGCTATCGACTCCCTCAAGCCCCTTTTGAATGTCGCTGAGTGATTTCGTTACCTCGCCCGTGTCCGTTTGGAACGTTAAGAGTATATCTTGAGAATCAGCCATGTGATGAGTTTATAAAGAAGAAAAGCAAGCCCCGAGACGTAAGCAATAGCGAGGAACCAATCCAACGCCTTGAACCAAAACGGGACTTTTACCTTCTCGCCTTTGTTCTGGAGTAATTGGATCGCTTCTCCTATATAACGATGATTGTCAAGATTCCTCATTGTTCAAAGTCTTGGTAACAACGCTGGGTCGTTGTATTATATATATAACCGTATTTGGTGCAACAAGATGAGAAGTTCGGGCTGAGTTGATACAAGAGCGTCCCTGCTGCGTTCTGAAAACGAATCTGACCATCGGCTTTGTTGATTGATACAGGGAGCCAAAAGCAATCTCGAATGTCTCCCAAGACCTTGAGCATCTCCACTTTGACGAGGTCATCGCTTGTGGCATCATACGAGACCGATAGAATCCTCCAATACGTGTCCTTGATATAAACCTTGTCCGAGAACTCGAACGTCGCTAATTCGGAGCGAGTGAGACGGAAGAAGGCTGTGAGCTTTCGAGCATCCGAAGAATACAGTTCGTTCACGAACGGTCTCCAATATTGATAATAAAGCGTATTGAGTGGGTTGGCTTGGACGCTATGAAATGGACGCTCCGCACCGAATCCCAGGTCTTCACTTGTTATCGTTGCGTTAAGTGCGGAGAACTGCGAAAAGGCGGGATATTGGGTGTCTGTTGTGGTCGCAGTGTTTGCGTCGTTCTGATAATATATCGTCCCATTGATTTGACTATTCCAAAACGCCAAACGCGGAAGCGGGTCTTTGATGGTCTTGTCGGTTTGTTCGGTATCCACGAGCATCCGATGCACCGCGTATTGAGTGCCGGGAATATATGAAGCGACATGAGGTGCAAACGGTGTTTTGATTTCCTTCGTTCCTGAAGCGAAGTCGTTCTCTGGGTCATCAACTCGATACCTTCCATAAACCCGCGAAGCATTTTTGAACACCAAATCGTTGACAAGGTCTTTGCCGTTGGTATGCGTCCAGTCGTATTGCCTCGCTTGGAGGTCTGTTGTTGGTGCGATAGTGATGTCTTTCGAGAGGTCGATCTTATTCGTCCAATCCTTTTGCGATCCGCTCGCCATGTAATCGTTGAACGGCTCAATCTCGAGATGTTTCGCGTTGTTGCGATCCGGAATGAATACAAGGTTGAACATCTTCTGAAGCCCTGAGATGAAGTCGATTTGCTTCATCTGTGGCATATTGGCGGCAACATCGACCGTCTGTCCCGATATGGGATTTGTTACTGAAACGATTTCTAGACTCGTTTTCTCTTGACCAAATCCTGCACCCGTAAAGGTGACATTGTGACTCCCTCCCGTATTCATTTTGTACTCAAGTCGTAGGGTATCTCCAGCATTCAAAAAGACGCCCTCCGAACTGAGGAGGAAAGAATAAAAATTCCCGTTAAAGACTCCGCCCTCTTCATCTTCAATTGGTATCCATACAGG